TAAACCTGCCATTATTCGTCGTGTCCCATCATCACCGCATTTACACTTGATGCGCTTGACCGTGCTATAATATAATCATTTCCCTCTGCTACAATCGGTGAATATGTAATATTTGACTTTGCTGCCAAAGTCTCATCGTATAAAATATATCGTGCATTCTGAAAAGTTGCGCTTCCTGTTCCAAGACCAAGTCTTACAGTTACATCGCTGGTTGATCGGTTTACAAAAGATACAGAATAGGTTCCTCCATTTGAACCTGCTTGTCCAATATTTGCATCTGTATTTGCTGATAAATCTACACCATCTGCTTTTGTTGCCATTATAATTGCCCCATGAAAAATACTTTACTTGAAGAAGTAATTGTCGGAGCATCCGTAAAAGACAACACTCCACTACCATTTGTTTTTAATAACTGTCCTGCTGTGCCATCGGATACGTTCAATCTTGCGATGTCAACTGAGTTGTCTGCAATTGCAGCAGCTACTACTGCATCGTCTGCTATGAGTGCGCTTGTGATTGCATCGTCTGCTATCAGTGCACTTGTGATGGCGTCATCCGCTATCTTTGCGCTTGTAATTGCGTCATCTACAATTGATGCTGTTACGACTGCGCTACTTGCGAGTTGTGCTGCTCCTACTGCATCATCTGCTATCTTCGCCTGTGTTACTGCATCATCAGCAATCTTTGCTGTTGTAACTCGATTGTCGCCCGGTATGATATCACTTGTACCACTTATCAATAAATTTGAAGGACGATATGGGTATACAAAAATGTGAGTTGAACTTTCTACATACACAAGTGGCTGTGAGAAAGTTGGCTCTGTTGTTACAAGTCCTCCTGCCGATGCTGCACTTAAATAATACCACTGTCCTACTGTAAGTCCGTGCGAAGATAACTCAAATCTTCCTGACTGTGCAACAGTAAAATTATTACTGTCTGTTACTACAACTACAACTCCCAGTGCTAGTGTAGATGCACTGTTGGATTGAGCTTTTACCCAAGCTGTTCCATTGTGACGAATTGCATCTTTTACTGCGAATCCATGACTACTCTGTGTTACTTCTGTTGTGGAGCCTCCAGCACCTCCTCCACCGATCTCAATAATATTGTTTGAGTTGTCACGAACGTACAGCTTCTTATCAGCCGTATTGATCGCGATTTCGCCCTCTACAATATCCGACGTTGAAGGAGCACCTGCAGTAAATTTGCGTTTTGGCTTGATTACCATCGCCATCTGCTATCTCCTATTAAGAATATGTGCCGCCGTCTATAGAGTTTGACCATGAAATCGTATCTGACGATGCTGTGTATAATAACATTTTATCCGTGGAGCCTCCTCCATCGACTGCTGTAAGAGTGTTTGCTGAGTTTGCCGCAAGTATCGATCCTTTTGCGATTGCAGAAAGTCCTGTGCCTCCATCTGCGACTGCTAGGTCTGTAATTCCAGTAATCGAACCGCCTGTAATACTTACACTTGAATCTTCTAAGTGAGCAATAATCGTTCCGACTGCGTACCCCGTTCCTGTCGTATCTACAGTAGTTCCGGGTTCTGCTTGTAAGTCTTTGAAAAGTCGATACTTTCCGTTTGTTGCATCTCGAAAAAATCCAGTGTACTTGTCTGTGCCGCCTGTATCATAGAGTCCGTAGAATCCAATATCGATTGCATCTGAAGAACCGTTGTCTTTTGCTAACGAAAGCAAAGGATCAGTAACTGTAAGTGTAGTGGAAGATACAGTAGTAGTTGTACCAGATACAGTAAGATTTCCAGAAATTGTTACATTGTTTGGAAGTCCAATTTGAATTTGATTGTCCGATACAGTTGTTTCAATTTCATTTGATGTACCTGCAAAAGTTAGTGTGTCTGAGCCAATTGTTACAGTATCATTCGAACCACTGTCTGCTCCAACCGTAAGAGTGCCTCCTACAGCAGCAAAAGTAAGATTTCCGTTTGCATCTGTCTTGAGAAAATGCCCATCAGTAAGAGTTCCGGGAAGTGTATAGCTAATATCGTTTGAGATTGCACTTGGTGCTTTGAGTGTAAGTTTATTTGTTCCGCTATTTGTTGCTTCGTATATCTCGATTTGACCTGCAGAGGTTGTGTTACCAATCTTTAATTCGTCAAGTTTTTTATTCGAATCTACAAGAATTGCACTGCTTGCTGTTAGCGCACCCGCAGAGTGGTCTAACATATCCGTAAAGAATGCACCGCCAATTATCTCAGGAGTATTTCCACCGCCATTTACATGACCAATTGCAAGTCTTTTTCCATAAGTTCCGCCCGTACCATAAGCATAAAACAGCTCTCCTTGATCGACCGCTGTATCTTTTCCAGTGCCTGTTGTACGTTTGATTTTAATTGTTTGTGACATTTATAAATCTCCTAATACGAGCCTGCGTCTATAGTATCAGAGTCAGGTGAAATGTTTCCTACCATTATAGGAACAAATGCAAAGTTTCCGCTACTTGTTTCTCTGTAGACTTTTAATTGATCGTCATCTGTATCGTACCAAATATCTCCTTCTCCAACATTTGCACCGGAAGGAGCTGAAGCACTTCTAAAATTCTGATCTGCTAATTGCTGTAATGCGTCTCGAACATTATCTGCTGTAATTGTGTTATAAGCAGAAAAAGTTACGTTCTCTGCTGGAAGTGTATTCGTTATTGTAGTTGGAACTGCTAAAGTAAATGCTTCTACGGTGGTGACATCGTCCGTAATATTTAGTGTAATTTGATCACCCGTTGCGGTGACATCAGTAACATCTTCTGTAATTTCTAATGTAGTATGGCTCATCTTGTTACCTCTGGTGTGATAGTAACATTGCCTCCCACAATTCGTTTTACAATTGCATCAGCTGATGTAAATATTTCTAAGTCGTATACATATTGACCAGCAGCCAAACTTGAGCTAGTTGCCGCAGGAAGCTGCATCTTTAGAGCGCCATTTGCAGCGTTTGTTACAGACACGGTAAAAGTTGCTGAGACGGAACTTGCCAAGACAGAGGTTCTCAGTTGTGCTCGACCTGAGTAGTTACTAAGATTTAAAGCTGAACCAGATTGCTTGATGATTAAGTCAAGTGCAAAGTCGGAGCCTTGGTCGATTACTAAGTTATAAGTTCCTGCGCTCATGTGTAGTTCTCCATTTTGAAATTATATCTCAAATCATGTTTTTAGTCAAGGTTTATTTTTTAGGTGGTTATGATAACTTACCAAGTATTACTCGTTCTGCATTACCTTCTCGAATTACAATCCTAGGATTAAGATTAGTTGTTGTAGTGTCAAAAAATATTCCACTTCCTGAATTAGCAGTATTAGAAATTGCTAACTCAGAAGCAGTAATCGCATCTGCATCTATCTGTGAAGTTGTAATTGAGTCCGTAACAAGAAGACTTCCATTTAAAAATTGCTGTACTTCATCAAATTCAGTATCATTGTGTTTATAAGCAACTTGATCGTTCGTGCTTGAGTTTACTAGAATTATTACATCTCCATTTGCTGGATCTCTTCCTAATGTTGCTATTATTGCTGCGTTTTCGTTCAGTCCGTCTTCTCTGTTTGGATCAGTAAATCCTGGACCAACTACTCTGTTAAAGGCCTTGCCTCCAGTACCAGAAAGCCCTTGCTTAGATCGAGCAAAGGATTGAACAGTTTTATGACCTCCAGCTGTTCCAATCAGTGTTCCATCTGCTCCTCTTATTGTAAGTGAAATAGTTCTACTTCCAGCATCGTCATCTAAAGCAGTTATTACAGGAACAACAAAAGTTTTATCGTTATCTGCAAGTAAAGTATTTCCAGCATCTGATACATTGTCTCTGTTTGAAATACTTGCAGAAAATGTATTTGCTCCACTTCCATCAAAAGTACACTGAGTTGCTCCTACAAATACTGTTATATTTGTACCTGATCCTGTAAAGTCTGCATTTGTTCCATTTGCGTCTGTAGGCACAAGGTGTGATTCATTTGTCTGTAGAATACTTATTGAATCTGCGCCAGCATCTCCTGTTAAATTCAACTTCAAACTGCCGTCAATGCTTACAGTGCCGTCACTTTGATATTTTAGAAAATCAGTATTAGATCCGAGATGAAAACTTCCATCACCACCAAGAAATACTCCTGGAGCTGCGTGCCCAAAACTAGTTTTGCCTGTGGTGTGAATAGCGCCGTCGTTTTGCATTATTAAACGACCATTAGTATCTAAATTTAGATTATTCTGAACATTTATACTATTTCCAGTAATTGTTCCTCCTGAAATCGTATTTGCACTCAAAGTACCATCAACAATTACACTTCCATCGAACTCTTTTACAACGACAGAACTAAACATATCCTCTGTTATAGTATCTGTTACATTTTTTGGTGTTCCATTATCATTTCCGCCCGTAAATATACGAGTAGCTACTTTAACAACTCCTCCACTATCATACTTTAATGTAATTCTATCATTTGGAACTATTCTTTTCTCATTATTTATACCATCTGGAGGCACTTCAATTGTTGAATCGAGTAAAACAGTTCGTAAAACACTCTGTGCAACTGCATCTGTAAAAGTTGTTTCTCCCTTGTATTCATTCATCACGTTTACGTCTGCAGTTGATATTGTATAGCTACTCGAACTACGAGTAACCATAGTAAGCTTTTCTAAATTAACAGTAAATACTCCTATCAAAGAGTTACTGTCTCCTAAATCTCGGAGAGTTAGTGTAAAGCTACCTGTTGTAATTGATGAATTTGTAAGTATTGGAGGATTATTTGCAAGTGTTACTACTCCTTGATTACTTATGCTTATTTGATTCGCATTTGTAATACCACTACCGTCTACTCCTCCTGCTGTAATATTAAAAGTATTATCTGTTGTTCCTGACGCTGCATATGTATAGCTAGCTCCTGCACTTGTTACCGAAAAAGAACCACTAAAGCTTGTAGAGTTACTAACAACTCCAGAAGAACTTTGAAAGAAAGTATGTGTTGGTTTTGTAAATTCAGCAACAAAATTTGATGCGCTATCTGTAGCTGCTGCTTTTGACTTTGTAAGAGTAAATGACTGCGTTCTCGTAATAGAAGTATTATTTTTCTCTCGTACTTGCACATCGAAAACAAGATCACCTCCAGTAAAAGTTATTGCAGGACTACCAGTACTTGCAGTATTATGTAGGGTTACAACTCTTGCTCCTGTTACATCAGGTTCTGTAAATCCACTCTCTTCTGATTGATCTGTTTGAGTAAACCCAGCTCCTATTACTCTTATTTCAGGAATTTCAAAACCAATTGGTTGAATTGCTAATTTTATATTACTAAAAACTGATACCATCGTACCGTTTGCAGAATAATTCAATTGTGCAATCGTAAAACCAGCAGTCATAGATTTTGTAGTTAAATTACTGTCTTTTCCTACATTTATATAAGATTTCCAGTCGTATGCACCGCCAGAAGAAGCTCGTGAAACTTGTCCAAGGAGAAAGTCATTTATATAGTCAATTCCTAACTCATCAACCTGGGGAGCTGTCGATCCAATCGCATTTACAGGTGAACGGTCTAAAAATAATTCTGTATCACTTACAATACCTGTAATTGTTCCTGCAAAACTTGCGCCAATTTTAAGTATACGAGTTAGATCAAGACTTGAGAATGAAGTTCCACTGCCTACAACTTTATTACTTCCTGCTGCAACTGTTACTGTTCCGCTTAAGTTTGTCCATACATTATCTACGTTCGCAGCATACTTATCAGCATCATACCAATATTTAATATTTGCAAGAGTAGGATCTTGTTTCCAAGATACCAATCGTATCATATCATCACTTCCTGAAGCCGCACTTGAGTAGTCATAATAGATATATGCAAGATTTCCATCTGATCGTGTTTCTCCTACCCATGAATCACTTGCAAGAGCTGTTGCACTCTGAGATGTTGAATTTGCATTGCTTGGATTATTTGTTGTACGTAAAGTTACAGTATTACTTTCAGATACTTGTGGACCAATCTTGTAGGTTGAATTTTCAAAGAATAAATTCCCAGCCGTAGTTATATTCATATCAGTAGTACAGAAACACCCTTTTCGAAGTCCAAAAATTCGTTCTCCTTCGGCAAAGATATCCGCTATATCTACAGCTTGAGATGTAGGAGCCGAAAGTTTGTTTTGATTACTACGTGTGCGAATTGAAACAGAATAAACACCATCTGGTAGTCCAGAGAAAGATAAAGATCTAGCAGTCTCATTTTGAACCACTACTTGTGTAGCTTCATTAAAATTATGAGTAACTTCATAATTTTTTACAAAATCATAATTAAGCGGCTTATCCCATTCAATTGTTACTTCTTCTCCAGGTTTAAAACGATTAAATTTTCTTAAAATTCGTATAGCTGCAGGAGCAGGAGGGCTTGTATCAGGTTCTGGCGGAAAAACAGGGTCTTCAATTGCTAAATTAAAATCGGTTTCGATTGCATCAAATTTTGCATTATAGTGTCGAACAGCACTAATATCAAACATACCTTTGTCTTCGTCTTCTATTATTCCAAGTATCTTGTATTCTTTTGGAGAAGATGCGGTGGCACTACTGCTACTAGTCTCTATTTGTCTAATTACCCAAATTGACTCTGTTACATCAGATAAGGTATCATCATCAAGAGCCGATGTAAGGCGAACAGTCGTTCTTCCCTCAACAGCAGCACTAGGAACTTGAACGCTTGTTCCTCCAACTGTTGCTGAGCCTGTTAATGTACGCTCTTGAACAATTGTTGAGTCACGAAGTATAAGATGAAGAGCATTATTACTATCGTCCAAAGCGTTGCTAACATTTAATTGAGTGGTGTTAGAATCAACATTAATAAGAGTAACTTGTGTTCCTGTTCCTACTGCTGAAACAGTTTTTGCTGTGGCTATAATAGCTCCTCTATTATAAGAAACTCCATTAACTGTTGCCGAGTCTTGATTGAGGATTGCAACTTTTTTTGGAACTACTACAGAAATAGTATAAGTATAACCGCTCACAGGAAGAAATGCATCAAGATCTCGATCTAGTGTTAACTCTGGATTTCCGCTTTCTGTATATGCGCTGACTCTTCCGCTAAACGGAATATTGAATTCATCATTGTCAGTTATATTAATAATATCTCCTGGAACAAGAAAAGAAGCATTTAATCCTGTTTTAAAACTAACAACTTCAGTTTGATTTAGACCTGTCCAAAGTTTCCACCTCCCATAACGAATAGCTTGACCTTCAGAAGTGCACCCAAAGGCAACAGCTGTGCCCTGTATAATTCTTCCCTTACGAACAATATCATCTTTATCTTCAACGATTATTGGTTCTAATTTATACTGAGAGTCTGGGTTATTCCAACTTACAATATATTGATTGATACGAGTTTTGCTACCTGTTCCTTCATATGAGAATTTTCCGTCAATTACATTTGCTTTTGAAAAATTATAAATAGGTTCTTTTTTCTCATCTAGGACAGGGTATAGTTCTCCATTTTGCCAATACAGAATACTTCTAAAAATTGTTGCCATGTCTTTCAAAACTTTAAAAGCGTCTGTAGCTTTTGTAAGATAAAGATTTGCTGTAAATCGTGGTTCTTGACCGCCTTTACCGTCTGGTACTAATTCATCACAGTATTTTCCAATTTTATATAAGGAATACTTATCGATATCGGTTGTTTGTAGCCACTCTCCAAGGCCATAGCGATTATTAGTAAGAATATCATAAAATACCCAAGCAGGATTATTAGAGTAAACTTTTTGAGTACGAAAATTGCCATCCCAAGCTTGGTTGAGAGGATTATTTGATCCATCTACTACAGGTAGCCCAGTAGAAGTACTTCTATTATACGTAGCTTTATTAACATCTCCACTTTCATCTCGAGTTACATAGTTTGAGGGTACTTGTATTTTTAAACCTTTTAGTTCATAAGCTCGTTTTGGAACATTATTAAATGATTTAGAGTTAAAACCAACATTTACCATTGCAGTAAATGGATAATTTAATTTTTCTGTAATAATTCCACTAACAGAAGAAATTATAGAAGTTGCAGTTGTTACATATTTTCCCGCTTTGCCTCCTAAAGAGGTTAGAAACTGTTGCATATTTCCACTAGTAGAAACTACACTTCTATCTCCAAAATGTGCGGTTCTAAAGTCTTCACCTAGAGCAGAACCATCTTTTGTTCCATGATTTGTAAGTCTTGTAATTCTAATTTGAAAATCAGTAAATGGCTGAAAAGGTTGTAAATCAATTGTGTGTTCTATTGCCAATGCTGATGTTCTCATTGCCGTATGTCCTACAATTGTTTCTGATCCTGTTGCATCCGTAGAGCCAGCATTATAACTACCAGGACCATAATTACCTCCCAAACTTTCAAAAGCAGAAAAACTACCGCTTCCTCTTTTTACACTAATTTCAAAACGATAACCAGCACCCGCAGGACGATCGTCTCCACCACTCTCTGTATTGATAAAAGAAAGACCATTTGGATAATTTATAAGAATACGAACTCTGTCAATTTCTTGTACTTGAGCTCCGGGCAAAGTTCCTGTAGTAATTGTTCTTGTAGTTCCTCGAAGAAGATTATCTGTAGGAAACTGTAAAGCAACTGTTGAAGTTCCAATGCCTCCTATATAACGCATTGGAGGCTGTGTTGGAGTTCCTGTTCTAAATTGATAGCTACTTCCGGGATATTTTCTTTCTGAAAGCGATGGAAAAGAAGATGCAGTACTGGGAGTAAAACTAAACTCTTTACCAGAAAAATCAACAGTTAGTGCAGAAGCAACCGTAAGACTTGTACTAGCAATACTTGAAAGTTCGTAAAATACAGCAATTTTTACAAGATGAGAATTACCGGCATCAAGCTCAGTTGAATCAATATAATTTTCAATACCATTTACGTACCCACACGAAAAAGTTGCTTGACGATTATTTGTTACAGCAGACAAATATCCTAAAAGTTCTTCTCCATTATTCAATACAACTTTTACACTTGCATCTCCATGAGCAAGGTTCTCAAGCGTCATGAAGCTTAATGCTTCTCCGGGATCATATACCATTGAGTCTACAAAAACTGCGGGGTTAGCATTTGGAACAGTTATTGTTAGCTTTACTCCGTCTTGCCCTCCAAAGGCTGTGGCAGTAATTTCTCCGTCTTTTGTAATCTGTGCGGTGGTTTCAACGGCTTCGTGAATTGCTACAAAACGTTTTCCTGTTGTTGGCATTGTAACATTACTTAGAGTTTTACTCATTGTAATTGTTGTAGTATTACTACTAGTACTTCCTGTTGCATAATTGTCTGCGGTGGGGTTTACAGGAGCATCGCTCTCATCAAACATGGGATTACCATCAAGAAATATACTTGCACCACCAGCTACAAAACCTTCTATTTCTCCTTCTGATAAAATATCAGTTACTGAAACATTTTGAAACGTTTTGTCGCCACCAGTTGTTAAAAGAAGTTTATCATTCTCTGTCGATGTAACTCTTCTTGCTATTTTTTGTGTACTCATATTGATATGCTCGCTAGCGTTCGCATTAACATGGTATGACCTCTCATTCCTAGATCAAGTGCCGTATTTTCAGCATCATTTGCTCTTGCTGTGTTTGCAACTTCAAAATTTATTGGTTGTCCAGGAATCCGTAGATGTCCATATAGTACAGGAACAGGATCTCCTTCAATTACATTTTGCTCTGATCCATTAAATAAATAACTTTGCTCTGAGTCGTCAGTTGAAGGGTCGGGAGCCATCATCTCATTTAGCCCTGTCATTGCTAAATTTATGGCTACACCCATTGCAACATAGCCACCAACTCCAAAAGTTACAGCATTAACCTCCGCAATTGCTGCTTGCATTTTTGCTCCAAAACCTGCTCCTTCTCCTACTGCTAACCCTTCGCTACCAGCTAAATATTGGCCACCATAATAAATTGCTAAAACAATTGCTACTGCTGTTAGAATCTTTTTAAAACCACCACCACCTCCTTCAGGAATAGCAGTAATTGTAATATCTCCTTCGTGTAAAGGTAAAAGAAGTTCTTCGTTATACTCTATTTCCTCTCCTGCAACATCAATTGCAAATCCAATTCCTTTATCCTGACATTCTAAAAGATATTTTTTAAAACCTGAATTATTTATATCAATCAATCTTAGTGCGTCTTTTACTTTAGGCGCATGAAAACAATAATGAGAACCAAACTTCTCACCAATTTCTCCTTCTAAATATACATTACGCTGCATATCGGTATGCTCCTACTAACCATTTGTGCCATAGTGGATATAAATTCTCTCGGCATGATAATCTTTCTTCTGCGTGATGGTAAAAAATATCATTTCCTAAATAAACTCCACAGTGATTGTTTATATTTGAAAAAATTTTAAAAATTAAAACGTCGTTTTTCTGAATACTATTTAAATTTACTGGATAATGATTCCAGTTTTTTATTGTTTTTTCATTAAAATAGTCTATATTTTTATCCCAATAATCTTCCACGAACATTACCCTTGGTGGAATTTTTATATTTTCAGAAGATAAATAATCTCTTAAGGCTTCAAAACAGTCTTGAACTCCAAACTCATATTCTCTACCATATAAATTAGTTGTTTTATTTTCTGGATGTAAAACTGTTAAATCCATTTCTGGATAACTAAAAATATAAAAATCTTTTCCAAGAGCGTTACAGCTTGCAATATCAAATTCACTTGGCTCTGACGATGCATCAGGGTGACTATGTACAATTCCTATCACATCCGTTGTTCGTGTTAGCTTTAAATAATAATCTGTATCAATAAGAAAATGTTCGTCTTCTTCTGAAATATTTTCACATGGATACCATTTTTTCTTTCCTTTTACAACTGAAATGACTCCACAAGCTTCTCTTGGGTATTGTCTTTTAAAATGTTTACGTATATCTTCAATAAAATTCATCTAAATTTTCTGCTTCCGGGAAAAGCTCCAAAGGGTAAAATTTTGCTTGTATCTAATAAATCTGAAGGTAATAAATTTTGTCCTGTTGCACTTGTACTTCCAATCGCTTGATATCTCATCTTACAAGATTGTAGTAATTTTCCGCAAACATCTCCACGATTCCAGTAAGATGACCCATTTTCGGGGGTAATATTATCTGATTTTTGATTTGGAATAAGCGCTCTCCAAACTGTATCTGTGTGAAACACATATGAATTCTTTCTTGAGTCTGAAGCATCTGTTGTGTAATTTGTTCCACTTCCGTCACTTGAATAAACTGTGTAAACACGACAAAGCTGCCAAAATACATTGTTTACTGTTCCATTCGCATTAAACAATGCGTTATTATTACTTGCAGAACGAGATCGAAAATATAATCCAGTCGTATTATCTTTTACAAAAACATTTAAAGCATGAGTTCCTGGGCTACTTGAGTCTGCAATGGCTGCGTACCCTGTTGAGCCTTCAACTGCAGATTTTAGAATTAATGGTTCATCGTCAGCTGTTACAAAAATACTTGATTTTGATTCGTCTGCATGTACAATTTGATTTTGTTTTTTCCAAACACAACCACCACGTCTTTTATCTAAAGCATTTTCTGTGGAGGCGCCTTGATACTCCCAATTGCAATACTTTCCAACCACAATACGAGAAGGAATTTTTATTTTTTCTAAGTCAAACGCTGCGGCGAGTTCAAATGAAACAAGAGTATTATCTCGTGCTTCAATTCTATCAATAATAAAAACATCTTTTCTAAATTCTATTGTTGGACTTGAATTTAAGTATTTTTCTAAAGTTCTTCTTCTAGTGATTCTGCTTCCAATTAAATCGTCTAACTCAAAGTTTACATGAGTTACATCTGTTTCTCCAACTGTTGCATTCCAAGTTCCATCTTGCATTTGACTTTTGAATTTTGAGCCAGATTTTATCATTGCTTCAACGTTTGCAATTGTTAAACTAGGTCGTGCAAGAGGACCGTCTCCTTTCATTTCAATACCACTCATAAAAATTGGAATAGCTACATACGTTTTTGAGTCATATGTTACATCTTGCATGCTTCCATTTGTTCCAGCATGAAAATACAAGATATTTGTAGCAGGATCTGTAGAACTTTTTCCAACTTCTAATTCAAAAAATTCTAAGTATCCACTATTAACGCTTTGTTTTATAAAATCTACGGATAAATCTTGACTCATGGTTCAAAAACTCGTCTAAAGTTAGCCTGAATGTTGTAAAAAGCCTTATTGGTGTACGATATAGTCCAACTATCGCATACAACTTTTATTTTTAATTCATTTGGGTTTGTAAATATTAAAGTAACTCCTCCCGAGATACTTTGAGCAGAGCTTAGTACTAAATCTGCACCATCAATACTTGAAACAGTTGGAGTACCGCTGATTCCACTACCAGAAACTGTAGCATCTGGAGTAATATCAGTATTTAGTGTTGTCAAGGTAACAGAAGTAGAACTGCTGCTAGAGCTGTTTGTTACGCTTGTAGTTGTAGATGTAGAGTTTGAATCTGGAATTACAAAATCGAAAGCTGTAACTGCTCCTTGTGTGTCAAAAAATGCAATAATATCGTCTGCTTCTTCTTTTTCTCTATTTGTAAAACTAGAAGAATATGTTTGATTTATATTATTAATTCCATCCACAACCCGTTGCTCATATCCATCTCCAAAACGTTGAATACGGAGTCGAGGTGTTGAGTTTTTTGTCAAAGTTTTATCAGGAATTATCTTTCTTGTTGTTACTCCTGCAACTATAAAACCAAGTGCCATTATGCTACTCCATAAGGACTTAACATACCGCCTGCCCTTTGCTGTTGTTGTAATTCCAATTGAACAGCCTTTGCAACTGCATTTCCCAAAGCAGAAGCATCTGGCCCGCTACTTGTTGCACGAGAAGAAGCTGTTCCATCTGAATTCATTGAAACGTTTACAGTTACATTATTCTGTGAGCCAGTACTTCCTGAAAGCTCAACAGGAATATGACGATTGTCCGGAAGTGGAACTACTGCCTCATTTCCGTGAAGAACAGCATTATACCCAGAGTGCGGACCACGTGCTACTCCACCACGATTGTAGTTTCTTAAAGGAGAAGTATAACCTCCTCCTGCCATTGAGTATATTCCTCCTTTCTTTGCACTAGCAGTTATACCGCCGTCTGCTGCTGGTCCAAATCCAAACGCTGAAAATAATGAAGAGGATACAATTTTTGCAACAATCATTTCTGCAACAATTTTTGCTAAAGTTCCAAGTATAGCTCTTCCCATATCTGCAAAAGCATCTTTTGCACTCTTAGCTCCAGTAATTATTCCATCAAATGCGTCCGTCATACTTCCTTTTATAGAATCTCTTATTCTTTCTTGTGTAGATATTGTAGTTTCTAGATCATTAATTTCTCCTGCTTGTTGTCTAAGTGTTTGTAATTGTACAACACTAAGCTCGTTTTGTGTCTCCATATGCTGTGCTTTTAATCTTTGAAAAATTTCTTCTTCTCGACTCAGTGAAATTCCTTCGCTTTTAATTTTTAATTGTTCAATCTCTCCAAGTGTTAGATCATTTTGCAAATCAAATCTGCTTTTATTTATCGTAATCTCACCGGTTAAGGCTTCTTTTGTGTTAGTATTGGCACGTAATGCTGCTGCTTCTGAACTTAGTTGAATTTCTAAGCCTGCTTGTCTAGCTGCGTTTAGTTGCTGTTCTGTGTTTAACGTTTGAAAAGTTGCCTCGCTACTGCCCGTAATGGTCTTTGCATTTTCATCAAGCATGGTATTGTACGCATCAGTAAACTTCCTGCCTAAAATTTTTCCATCCTCTTCTGCTATTCTTAACTGTGTTTGCCTATTTTCTTGCTGTTGGTCTAAAAGAGCTATTCTGTTTTCTCTTGTTCCTTGAAAAGCCTGTAAGTTTGTTTCGGCTCGCTGTCCACCAGCAAGTCGTTGCTCTAGTGCGATTTTTTGAATTTGTGTGCTCAATATTTTTTGTTCAATAAGCAATAGTGCTTTTGTTCTTGCTAATTTTAAATTATCTATTTTTGCTTGCTCTTTAGCTATCTCCAGTTGCTCTTCTGCAACATCAAATGCTTTATTGGCAGATTCTTCAGTACCTTCAATTGCATTCTTTTTTGCAAACTCAGCAGCTAAAACAGCCTCCTCTGCTTTTAAAACTTTTGCTTTTATAGCAGTTTCTTGCATTCCCAAGTTATTAATTTTTCCTTGCACTGTTACACCAAGAGTCTGTGCTTTTGTTGCTTTTAATGCTTCTATATTCTGTGCCTCTCTAAGCTTTAATATTTTGTTTTCAAACGTGACTGCATCACGTAATATTTTATCTCTTTTAATACCCTGCCCTAAATCATCGCTTGCTGCTCGTCTACTTTCGGCACTCGCTTTTTTGGCTGCTTCCAGCTCTTTATCAGATCTAAATTCTGCTTGTTTAGAGAAATCTACTAATTCGTCTTTGCCTTGTTGCCTTCTTTGTACATTTTTGGAGTGAAGCCTTTGTTTTCTCATTCTGTCTTTTTTAGCGTCATCAGCCTCATCATAAAAACGTCTTCCCAAACTTCCTGGAGCATAAAGAGTGTCTAAAAGACCTTCCTGTTTCGTCTGTAAATTTTCTGCGACTGCAATTTCTCCTTGTAAAGACTTTTCTGTTTGTTTAGCTGCTCGACTTCTCTCAAATAAACCTTGCGTAGCTTTGCCTTGTGCTTGAATAAAAGCAGTTAACGGAGTGTTTTTTACCATTGAAGTTGATAAGTTTGAAAATGCCGTATCTGCTTCTTTTATAAGATTTGGTAGATTAGCAATTGCTTGTCCTGCATTTATAAACTCATTTGCCAGCCTTTTTAAAGATTTAGCGGTATCATCAGAGACAGATGTTCCTTCTCTTAAATTTTTATTTAAAATAGCAAAAGCAGGGTCAACACGACCTAGTTCTAAAACAACATCTCTTAAAGCTGTTCGCTGTTCGTCATATCCATCAGTGTCTTTTGATACAGTACTAAACTCATTTAACTCTTGAATAACTTTTGATACATCTGCTCCTTGAAGAGTTTGTCCAATGTTTGTCTGTCGCTCAGAACCTACAAGTAGAGTTTCTCTTGCTAATCTATTTCTTTTCATTTCCTCTGTAAGAGTACTATATCGAGATGATTGTTCTTCAATTATTGCATTGTCTTTCTTTTGCTGTTCAGATAAAGGTACCATTGCTCGATACAATCCGATTGCCGCTTGAACAACAAGCGTTAGTGCTCCAACTACGGCTAAGAAACTCATAAATGTATTTATTACTACTCCTGCAACAGCTGCAGTACTAGTCATGAAAGACAGTGTTCCTGCCCAGGCCGCTCGTAAGCCTAAAAATCCTCCTGTTATAGCTGCTCTACTTGCTGCAAATACCTGTCGAGTTTTTTGATTATGAGTTTTTGTAAGTGCCATTTGCTCATTATAAGAGCCTCTCAATGAAGCTACTTGTTCTGCATTTTTTCCTTTTAAGTAGCCTGTTGTTGCATCTGCACCGTCTTTTGTTTGCTTTTCTGCACCTACAAGAATTTTATTTGCGGCTGCTTGTGCTCGTTTACTCGTATCTTCTCCTGTTAAGAAATTTAGTCCAGTGCTTTGTTGTCCTCCAAGAATTTTTTTAGAAGCATCTGCTGCTGCTTGTGATTGTTGTTTTTGATCATTCAAAAACGTTTTCATTGCTTTTCTTTGTTTTTTAATACCTTCTACATAGCTGCTTGCTTGGTCTCTTTGAGTTTTTGCTAAGTCGGCTGTTTGTGCCGACCATATTTTTAGATTTGGTATAAGAGCTTTGACAATTGGTATAGCTGCAAGTGTCAAAGCTGCAGCTAATGCCTCAGTATTTTTTGATAAAAAAGATAGAATAGGAGTGAGAGTGTCTATAACTCCTACTTTAAAAGCATTTACTAGCTCATCAAAAGATTTTGCAAACTGAGCTAATACAGCAGCATTTGGATCCATTAATCTTGCAATATCTGCAAACTTACGATTACTTTGATCTAAAACTTCATTTGTAACTGCTTGTGTTCGTTCGAATGCATTTAAGTCTTTTTCAGCTTTGCCTAGTTCTCGTGCATAAGCCTTGATAGCAGGCTCTAGTCTTAAAATAATACCTAATTCATCTAAGAGTTCCGGTTCTGCTTTTGTTACACCCCGAATAAGACGATTAAATGAATCTGTTAAATCTCGCCCGAGAGCAAAGGAAACATTTTTAGCAGCAGCACCTAAGTCTGTTAGCTGACTGCTTGTTAAACCTGCAGCAGAACCAATTGCTGCTGCTTTTGCAGCATCAGCATATTTTAATTGAGCATCAGTTGCTTTTACAATTTCGTTAGAGATAGTTTTGAAAGTTGTACCAGTTACTGAGCCTAAAGCCTCTTGTCCTGCAATTAAGTTTCTAAAATCACTTGCAGTTTGTAAAAATTGAAAAGCAGCAGACACAGCAAAGACCTGAGCAGCAAGAGTTGCATAAGCACCTACAAGTCCACCCATGCCTTGTTGCATTTTTGAAAAGTTTTTTGTAGTATTTGAAGACATCTGACCGGTGCCTCTCATATTCCGGCCTAATTCTCCTGTCGATTTACTCGCTTCATCACTTTTTTGTTTTACTTTTTCAGCACCATCAGCAGTTTTACCTAGATTGTCTCCAAGTTTTTTCGAGTTTTGAGAGACTTTCTTGGTGGTGCCTTTATCATCGACTTCGAGTTCTATCTCAATTTTTGTCTTTTTAGCCATTAGCCTCTTACATTATGGGTATAGTTCTTACCCCCTTGCTTTGCTCTGCGTTCTTCCGCTTTGCGTCGCTGCTCTTGATCTTGCATTCTTTGCTCCATAAGTATACCCTCATAGAGTTTCATAAAATATAATGTTTCTCGTTTATCGTCTATATCATACAATTCAAATAGTTGCGGACATTGTGTCCAGTCTTTTCCGAGATATGTTCCTGACATTCCGTCCCATCGATCTGACAATAGTTGAAACATAAAAAATGCCACTTGAACTTCGTCGGGAAAAACCGACATTTCAAGTGGCATACGATCAGGATCTGGCATTTGCCCCATTTGTTCGCACATTCGTAAATATTTTTCAATATCTATATTTTGACTTTGCTCTTGAACGAACTGAACAAGTAAGGCTCTAACAGCCGCTACTTGTTTCCAGTAAAATTTTCTAAGTCACCTACTGTTTCTGTGACCCAGGTATCAAAGTCATTTGCGTTTTTCATTAATAATTCAGCATTTGCTGAAGTATAGGGCAAACAGTCGTCGGGCTTGAGGTCGCTGATATCTACCAAAAGAAGCTCTTCTAGGTACTTATACTTAAGACCAGACCAGCCTTTTATTACTGCTTTACAATATTCTACAATAAACTTTTCGTCATCCATCTCTTCAATCGGCTGCCTGCTTTTCTTGTCCCATCTTGTAGATAAACAACGCTTTCGAAGTTTTACTAGTTCTTCTCTTGCGAGATAGCAGAGTTTGACTTTCATTCCTGCTCTTCCAGGATAGTCAATCTCTACGGTTTTGCTTGAAGTCATTAGACTTGCCAGTGATACGGGTGCTTTCTTTTCTTCTGCCATGAATATAGTCCTTATTTGAAAGTTAAATTATACGAAACTTCAGACGAAATGTCAAGAATTATTTTTTTCGAAGTATATGAAAAAAGGGCCGAAGCCCTTTTTTCGTGGGTTTAAGTTAATTATGCATAAGAATCAACTGGCCTATACACGAGAGAAGTAATTTCATCTGCTGCACCAAAATCTGTTGGCAGTGCAACAAAATTTGTTTCAAGTGATATTACATCTTCGATTGAGTGTGTTGGTACTTCGATATGAGCTGTTGGAAATGATACTGTCAAGCAAGGATCAGTAGTATTGTCTGCAGCTGCAGATCCACCAATGTCCATTGTAACCTTGAACTTATTTACAACTTTACTCATTGCACTTGTACTAACAAGATCATTAAAGAACTGTCGTGATGTACCTTGTGCTCCGATATCGCTATCTTCAAGAGTCAAGTAACAAGTCGCATTACCTGTTGCCTGTCGTGTACCGGTTACATGCTCAAGTGGCTTGTTAATTGCACCAAGTTCTTCTGGTACCAAGTATGTAATATTGTTTCCGACAGTAAAGCTACCACCTGTAAGAGTAAGAGAGTACTTACCATTGGAGGCTGTACCAGTATTTGCATCATAAGTACCTGTACCAATTCCTACAAGACCACTTGCATTTCCTAAGTCCTTTGCATTTGCTTCAGTATCAAACAAAGCAAACTCAGTTGTTGCATTTGTAGTTCCGGCATATGTTGACGTCTCATCACCTACACGTACAAAGTGATGTGTACCATTTAAGTGGGTATTTCCTGTGCATCCACTAATATTTACTCGATCACCAGTTTTAAATCCGTGAGCAGCACTTGTAGTAATTACTTCATTTGTTACATCAATTGCGCTAATAGTTGCACTATTACCAGGGAATGTGCCTGCTACTTTATCTGCTTGATCTGCTGCTTCAATTTTAACCGAAGTAAGTCGATTACGAATAAAGTTTTTTGTACTTGTAACTGCTTCGTCAATTGCTTGCACTGAAACAGCGTTTGTACCACTAGCGTCGCTTACAATATGAACAGATCGACTATCACCAGTCTCGATAAGAATATCACCCTCATCTAAAGCAACACCAGTTCCATGAGCATTAGCAACAGCAGGAGCTGTGTTTGAAGTAACAGTAGATGTTACTAAAACACGATCGGTTTTATCTTGAATCTCTTTTGCAAAACCACTCCAGTTAATTGTAGCAATTCCATCTACATCAAAGTCAACAGTTGCTTCATTTACAACTGCTTCGGGCAATCGATATAAAAGAGGATTTGTAGTGTTTGTATCAATTAAGAAGTAAAGAGTAAAGCCCGTTAATGCTGATCTATTGGATTCTTGAATCGTAATTGTTGAAATTTGTGCTGCTGGAGTAATAACAGCCCCGCTTACAGCATTAGTAGCACGAGTCCAAGTATAGGCTGTATCACTAAAAGTATCTGCTCCGAACATAGCAGCCCACAGTGCTTCTTCTACTGCATGTACCTCCGCTGATTGATCCGATTTAGATTTATCAGTATTTCCGCCACCTGCAGATATAAATGGACGAATATATGTGCTAAAAGACCACTCTGCAGGAGCAAGAGAGTCTGTAAACATTCGCCGACCACGTCTACTAACACCTACACTACTTTCCATCTCATTCAGAGTTATCTCTGAAGTATTTGTTGTTTGTGAGAAGCTAAAACCATCAAGAATTGGTATCTCCCATAATCTTCCTTCTCCTAATTTGGCGGCAGCTTCGGTGTTATCAGCTGGGTTTCGAAACTGAAGAAACATCCTCGTGTCGCGGCTAAAGTATAATTGTTCTGCCATAGATTATCTCCCTATGAACTTGAAAAGGCTGGGTCGTGAACGTTTGTTCGTGCCAGCATTTTCCTAGTAACGAACCTCTATAAGTATTTCACCTACGCCTAGAGGATCTAACACACCTTCGTCAGTATCGATACTAACTATTGTGATTTGTTGAGTTTTCTGCTCCAACCCATTTCTATCGTTGTAAAGTAGTTGACTATTTTCTTCAAGAACCGTTTCGACATCTTCTAGTAGTTCATCTAATGCTTCTACTGAGTCTTCTTGGTTTACATAACAACGTACTGTTACATTTAAAAATCTATCTTTGTAACCACCTGTTTGGTATTCTCTAGTTTCTGAGCCTGCATTTAAGTGTATTGCAGGAAATTCTTCTACTTCATCCCAGAACTTGAGTCTTGGACTTGTTTCAGCAACAGACTGTTTGTATAATCCTCTGCCATCAATCTTTCCTAATACTTCTGCAAGTGCTTTTGTTATTCCTGATCTACGAGACGTATACAACCTTTCGTTTGCCATTATAGTCTCCTAGTGTAAAATCTTCCCATTGCCAAAGTAGCTGCCACTTCTCTTATTGATCCTTCTATCAGTCTACGAGGGTCTCTGTCTGGTGTTGACCATGGTGGAGATCCTCTTCCCATTTCAAATACTTGATAGGGTCTAGTTGCATATTGATATCCTAAACTTGGAAATCCTTGTCGAGTTTGAGTAACATCTGTCACTTTTACACTTTCAGCAAATCTACCAGATCTGTTTACTAAAGCTGGCTCTTTCATATTCTTTCTTACTGTTTGTGGAAGCTTTTGATTAATAAGTGCTACCATTGAAAACATTGAATTGCCTTGTGCTCCCTTAGTACTTTGTCTTCTTTTTGCTGCTCTTCCTCTTACTCTTGGAGCCTTTACGTTGTGCTGTTTTCCTTCTTCTCCTTTCTCTTCGACTTTTGTTCTGGTTTTTAACTTAGCTGTTGAAGCATTTTTTATTTTTACATTCTTTTTATTTTTTAATTTGCTTGTAACATTTAAAGTATAAAGAGCTTCTAATTTTTGTTTTAACGAACTTGAGCCTTCTAAGTCTACATATTTCTCACCAGTTATTGTCATTTGAACAGCTTGTAAGAACGCTTCTTGTATTGCTTTTTCTTCTGCTGCATTGCCAAGATTTACTTCTGCTGACACTGGTGTAAGAATCATGCTTAAGCCAGCTTCTAAACCTCCTGTACTCGTTACATGTTGTTTTGCTTCTGTAAGGAGTTTCATCAGAGGAGCAACTATTCGTTTTCCGGCAAGTGATTTTATGCCTTGTCCTAAAACAAGTTGTAAGTTTTTCCCAAATACTTCTTCGTCTATCTCTTTGCCTTGTCTTCGTGCTACTTGTATTGCGCCTGTTGCTGCTCCAACTAGTCCTGATGCAGTTCCATCAGCCCCATGATCTAAGTGTGTTGTTGATCCTGAAGCCTCTTTATTGTAGCTTGCTTGAGGCTTCTTAAGTCTTTTTAAAAAAGACTCATTAAAATCATGTATTTTTTCTTTGATACCATCAAACGTTAAAGGAATATAAAAAATACTTCTACCAAAAATTAGTTTGTTTCTTTTTACTAACTTCAAAAAATATACAGCACCTGGTTGTTTTTCAGGAAAAGGCTGTGATAATCCTCTAATATACTGTTTAAGTTCTCTTCTATATCTTGTTTTTTGAGCTGATGTAAGTTTAGCTGGAGCTATTCCTTCTTCAAACCCTGCTTGTATTGCATGAGTTTGTTTTGTCTTTAAAACTATACATTGCTGAACTGCCGCCGATTGTAAAAGAATTCTTGAAGCTTGTGCAACTAATTTATCGCTTCTACGATTAAAATCTTCTAGCAGAACTTTTGAGACTTCTTTTCGAAAAGCACTCTTACTCATTAAAAATTCTTATACAAGTCTAGTACTCTTTTAATGTGATCTGGAAAAGACACATTATTGCGCTGACTTGTGCTCGACTGATTCTGAATACTTGCTCCAGCAATACTCTGTCGTTGTTTATGTTCATCTCTCAAGTAGTATGTTACAAGATCAAGAACTGCCAGTTTCAAATCTGAAGGTACAGCCGAGTATCCTGCAGTGTATACAACTTTTACTGCTCCTACACCAATAGGCCAGTTTTTGTAGCCACCTGAATCTGTTGTTCTAAACACACTGTCTGTTTCAGAGTTTAGAAAGTATTCATAAGCACCTGTTGTAAGTGTTGTATAAGACCCGCTATAATTATCTCTTTCTTGCACACTTACAATGGCATTGACTGGACTTTCAGTAAGTTGCACAATGTACGTGCTCCAATCAATGTTAAAAGTTTCTGTCTTGTTCGAAGAAAAAAAGTCTACAAAAGTATTACCACAATAAGTTTTTACTAATTCACTTATGGACGGAATGAGTACAGTAAGGCGTGCATCATCTTTTGGTTGAGTGATGCCTTCTGCAGTTTTGTAGTCCTGTACCGTAATTAAATCAGCCATAAGTACCTTAGTAAAAACTTGGGGGAGGAAACCCTCCCCCGAGTAATTATGAAGACTATCAGTATTATCTACTGATACTCAATTCTTACTGAACCGTTGTCACCTGGGTGAGCGCCAGCTTTCGCTTCCAGTTCGGCAAAGCCGAGAGACTGGGAAGCAACAAGTGCTGTACGCTGGTTTGCAACTTCGTAATCAGTTTCGATGTTAACACCTCGAAGACGAGGAATAACAAAGTTACGAATGTTAACCGCAACAGCAGCAGTACCTGTTACAGCACCACCTGCACCTGTGCTGCTTGCAAGCGCATCAGTAGCAATTACAGGAGATCCGTAGATTGCTCCTACAACGCCAAGACGCTTGAGTGCGAGCTCAGATCCAACTTCAGAAACGTCAGAGAATCCTGCGTCTCCAATCAAGTTGAAGTACTGGTCAACGGGTACTATATAAGCTACATCGCTTGGGTTCAAGCCAAACTTACCCATTTCTGAACGAATTGAGAGTAAGTTAGCAGAAGTAACAGCATCAGAAGTACCAGAAGCATCTGGGTCAGTTACAAGAGTTGAATCAAACGCTAAGAAAGATCCACTTCCGTCTGTACCAGCAGCACCACAAATACCAACTATAGAAGAGTTACCTACTATGATGGCAGCATCAATTGCTTTTGCGTGTGCACGTGCAAGAGCTGGAGTAAGTATTGGAAGCAATGTAACAATTACTTGCTCGTCAGTATTGTTGTCCAGGAAGGTTCCTGAAATCAATCTGTGAGCTTTCAATATTATGTTTCCAACGGTGAAGTTGTTATCACTTGCACCTTTCTCTTCCAACAAATTAGCTGTTGTACTGAGTCCACCTGAATTGAAGTTTGCACTTTCAGTGTCAGGAATGATTGGCAATACAGTTGCACCGGATTGTACCTGAATCTCTCTAAAGAGAGGAGCAATCTTCTGCTCGATCTTAACAGCTTCTTCAAAAGTTGAAGCTACTGCAACATCGATGTTTGCAGAAGTTGTGGCACTACCGAAGTCAACACCAGCTTTCTCAATTACTTCACGACCAAACTGAGTGTCGATAATTTGCTTCTTGAGAACCTTACCAAGAATGCTTGCATGGAGGAGCTCTTCTTTAACAGCAGCATCCAACTCGCCTGCACGATTAGCAAAAACGCGCTTAGACGTTCTCATTTGCTCAATCTCTTCCTGCTTCTCTTTTAGCACTTCTTCGTGCTGCTTAATAATTTCAGCTGTGTCAGCTGATTGTGCATTAAGCTTTTCTTCAAGATCCTTAAGTAAGCGCTCAGCACCAGTTTCAATACCGGTTTTGATTGCAGACTTAACTTTCTCTTCTTGCTGAACTTTGGCTTCCGCCTCCGCATCAGCTTCTTTTTTAGCAGCCTCATCAACTGCCTTTTGCTCGGCTTGCTTCATTGCAATTTTAGCTGCTGTTTCTTCAGCTACTTTTTTAGCAAGAGCTTCCAAGTCAACGGATGGTTGTGTCTCATCAGACATATTTGTCTCCTTTCGGACTATCGCCCCGTCACTATTAGTGAAAGTTTTTTTGAATTCTTCATACTCCGAAGTGGAGTCAAAAGACTTCGCCAGTGAAAAAGTAGCTGCTTGGTTACAAGGTACCGATACTACCGATACTTCAAACAACTCAGCGTCCTTTATCTTTAATCCGTCGGTTTCCTCTAAATAATCAGCATCCTTGACTCGGAAACCAACAGAAAAGGCCCCAAGGACACCGTCTTTAACTAATTCGGCTACATCTTTGGAAGCTTTACTAATTTTTGCCTCCATATGTAGTCCGTCATTTGTTGCAGTGAGTTTTGTCGCGCGACCAATTGGTCGATTATAGTCATGGTTAAAAAGAATGATAGGATTCTTCTCAAAGTTTTGCAAACCACCTTTTGTCCAAGCATCTGCATCAATTGAATCGCCTGCGCGATCAAAAGCAGTAGTGCTTGCCATGCCACGTATCATTACACTACCGTCTTCAATAGTCTCTGATTTAAACGTGGATGTTAGATTAAATACTTTTTGCATCTTATACCCCAGTTGACTTTGCTCTTAATTCCTCGAGAGGATCTTTAGGAACATCTTTAGTAATGGTATCTAAGATTGCTTTACATTGTAAATCGCTACTTACAAACGCAACCATAGCTGACCATGATTTAAAAACTTTTTGTATTGTAATTATCTTTATGAGTTTTGGACGGAAAGGACAGTCTCTAAATTCTTTTGGACTTGTTGGAATTGATCCTCTTTCAGCAAAGTACATTGCTAAGTTTCTTCCTAATCTTTTTCTCTGTGACATTGTTGCCATTAATCTTCTTCCTCTTCTACTGGTCTTCCGCCTTCTGATGGGTTTCCTGCGCTTCCAGCTACGTTTGCAGGAACTCGTATTTCTTCAGTACCTTCAATCTCTGGGAAACCTAAACGTTCCCGAGCTTCTGCTGCTGTAATAATACCTCCATTTACTAGGGAGGTAAAGTATGCGGCTGAGTCTCTTAACTCTGGCTGCAGTGCAGGTATATTCGATACGTCTTCTTTTATGGTAAATCCAAAGTATCTTTCAAATGCAAAATTTACTTTTCTTACAATTGGTAATATTGTCTCAAGATAGTACATTCTCATATTTGGTCGAATGTTTGCATTGTTTCCTGAGTCTAATAATATAGGAGGTACTCCTATTGCTTTCAGAATAATTTTTTCGTTTTCAGCGATAGAATTCTGAAAGTCTAAATCTTTAAAGTTTGTCTGCGAATATGAGTCTATCTCTATACCGCCATCCAATATTAGAGGTCTTTTGCCTCCAGCTTCAGGTCTGTATCGTACTCCCCATGACTGTATCATTCTCTCTTTGATCTTTTCAGACAGTGTATTTGGGCTCTTGAGTACTAAACCTGGAACTGCTCCATTCTTAAAAAAGTTATCTTGAAACTTTCTCATTGATGCCATAAGTTGCATCGTTCTTAGAGCTGGACTTAATCTTGGAACACCTCTGTATATTGAGTAGAAGGAGTTTTCTTTAATATGAACTATCTCCTGAGGAGAATACTGAATACTATTTGAAAACGTGTAGCCTTCTATATACGTATCTGTACTTGACTTTATCGACACCTTGCTTGACGGAAGATGATAGAGGTGTACTCCATCAAAGTATATAAAAATATTTCCATCAAGAATAAAGTCAGTAATTAAGTTTCTTTTAAAAGTATTTACATCTTGAAAAAGATTAGGCTCATAGTTTAGTAACGTATCAACCTTTGCTCGTTTTATTCCTTTTATAACACCGTTTAATTTATTGTTTCCTGTAACAAGACAGGGTATTTCTGCTGTATCGTCTACAACCATATTTACGGCACGATTGACTATTTCTAGTTCTTCATATTGCCGTTCGTAGCTAACAGTTGGCTCTCGTGTTGTTTCGGAGCCTCCTCCCATAATTTCCTGAGATGGATTTAACTTTTCTGTTCTACCGAGTAGTCTATCATACCATGCCATGTTTTGCCCTTTGAATCTCTACCCATCTAATCTGCTTATGTGCTGTAGCTAATGATGGCTCTTTTCCATAAACTGAATGAAGGAGTTTGTGGTGTCGTTGACATAAAGTAACTGTATGTATGTAAAGTTCCTCGTGATGTTCTTCTATAAAGTCCTCTCTCAGTGCTTGAATATAATCAGGATTTAGGTTATTATCCACTAGCCAGTTGTTGAGTAATGCCGTCAAGCTATAGTAGTGGTGAAAATCCAATCGAGTTTCTTCACCGCAAATATAGCATTTCGTCGCCTTTATATACTTGGATTTTGCTTTATCTCGTACATACTTTACTACGTCACGTTTTAACTTAGGCATTTTGGTTCCGCAGTTATATCTATAAAAAGAATTATATCTACTTTTAGATAACTTGTCAAACACTATTTTTTGGAGGTATCATTAGAACGTGCTGTTTGAAGTAATGAATGAATACAGAGCATATCGTAATGCATCTGCCATGTGTGAGGAACGGTCATGCTTCGGCCGCTCTTTCATAAGATTTGGGTTTGAGTCCCACTGATAAGCTTCAATCGAGTACTGACTTTCTGCACATCTCTGATCCATGATAAGCTTATCATTATCTACAATTCCTGCTACATGCGCTATTCCGTCTAGTACAGACTTCTTCGCATTGATAGTGGAAATGTCAAAGTTTTGTGCAAAGTCAAATCGAGTTTGTTGCGCTGCAGAATCAATATAGATAAAGTCAATATCCCACTTGTCTATAAGTTTCTGTATCTCGCCTGCGTGTTGCTCCGTAGTTCTTTCTGCATTCATGTACTCATCGACGAGATAAAATTTTTCTGTATCCCAGTCGTATGCAATTACACAAAAAGCGGTAGGATCCTTATAGCCAACGTCAAGCCCAGCAAATACATCCATTGATGTAGTATCAAACTCAGAGAGATCCTGTATGCACTCTTCGAAATTAAAACTCCAAACCTGTCCTTCGTATGTGTTAAAATCTGCTTCATATTCCTGTCTAAATTCAGCATCAGACATCGACTTCCTTGCCTCTGAAATATCTGCCTCGCTCATCCTTGGGTTATCTTTATAGCTTGCTCTTATTGAGCACCACTCTGGAAAGTCTTGTGTATACCCTCTGTTCCAAAATTGACTAAACCAGTTGTTTCTTCCTCTTGGTGTAGATATAAATAATGCTTTTGAATTCTCTTTGTCTAGTGTAGGTCGTAGAGCTACGTTAAAAGCGTCGCGACCATCAACCAGAGCGGCTTCGTCAAAGATAATGAGATCATAACTACGACCAACGCAGCTATCCACTTGGTTAATAGAACCCATTCGGATGGTCGATCCATTCGAGAGTTCGATGACTTTATCCTTCGCATTATCTCTTACAACCTCCAAGTCAAAATGCTTTATAAGTTGTCTTTGTAA